TAATCACACATATCATTATCTATATAAACAGTTTTAGTATGATGACATATATCAATTATAACACGGTACCCATCATCACTATCATCTGGTTTAAATTCATTATAAGCTGGATACACTACAGTGTTGGCATTTTTTATAGGTGTATACATTCGTTTAACAATTGATCTTATCATTTTCTTTTCGTGACTTTAAATGGTGTATTCTTTTTAACTGAATTTGGATCTCTTACTTTCATGTTTCCATGTTTCGGATTAAACATCTTTTTATGTGTTTGCCAGTACTCTGGTGCACCAACCCTGAAATTTTTACGAAGTGTTGCTTTATACCAAAAAACACAATCTTCTATTTTATTACTTTTAGAAGTATTATCCAATACCAAACATTCGTAATTTTCTGTACACGAATCCATAACCTTATTAAACATTTCAAAAGATGGAAAAATACCAAAAAAGTTTTTAAACAGTTTTTCCCTATTTTGAATAATATTTTCACGTAAAATGAAGATGTAATCAATATTTGCCCTGAGTGCAGGTGGTAGATCCATACAGTACTGCATGGTTAACATGAAAAATATCTTCCAATGACGACCATTCATAAAGCATTGACGAATACATGTATCTTTCATAAACTTCGAATCATACATACAGTCATCTAAAAGAAGAAAGGCTCCACAATTTTTTTTACCCGCACCAACTAATCTCTTTTGTCTATCCATTACACGTTCAATAGCTTCTCTGTCGTAATCACCATATATGAATAAATCCGGTATATACTGTTGATAATAATGATTACCTTCTTCCGTTGCTGATAAAACTATACCCGCTGGTAAATGTTTTTTATGGTACAGAATATCAGTAACAAGGGTTGATTTACCCGTATTACGTTTACCTATAAAAACACATACTTTATCATCCGCCATGTTTTCAGGTTTAAATTTTCTCAACTGAAGATTCATCTATAATATCGTGTCGTTTTATTTCATAAAATTTTACTCACGTAAAGTAAGAATGGCTGGTCGATTAAACCTTGCTATCACGGGTATCCAGGACCAATGGCTTACTGGGGAACCCGAGTTTTCGTATTTCCTGATGAATTTTAAACGTCATACTAAGTTTTCAATTGAATCTATCGAAACACCTTTTGATGGTGATGTTGATTACGATGCAACTGTAGAGTGTCGTATACCCAAAAACAAAGGGGATCTTATCCGAAGTATGATGCTTAAATTTACTTTACCACAACCGACTGTACCAGACAAGTCTTTTGAGGTAACAGAATCTGGTTTAAATTACTATATAGACGGTGTTCAACAAGACACACTTACACTTTATGAAGGTTCTACGTATACTTTTAATGTAAATGCTTCTTCACATCCATTTTACTTCTCCGAAACATCAGATGGTGTTCATAGTGGTATTACTCAGTTAACAAATAGTAATTTACTGGGTGTAAAAGAAACAAGCGTTTCTATTTATGGTGACAATGCTATTATTGGTTCACCAAGTGTACAAGGGGTTAGAGGTAGTTTTAGAATATATAGTCGTGTTTCTGGTACAGACACGTGGAATTTAAATACGGGTACAGATGATCAGGTTCAAAGTGAAGGTGGTACCCGAATAATAATACTTTCCGGTATTTTTGACGCCGTTGGTTATAGTGTAGATATTAATGACAAATACGCAGTTGTAGGTGCTCCACAATACTCTGGAGGTATCATTGCTGGTAATGGATATATTCGTATTGTTACGAACACTAACGGTACATGGTCTGTAAGTCCAAAAATAGAAGCACAAAATGGGGCTTATGGCGATAAGTTTGGTTACAGTGTAGCAATAAGTGGTGATTATATATTAGTAGGTGCACCCGCAAAATCATCTAGTACTGGTAGTGTTTATATATTCAAATTAACCAATGGTACATGGTCCGAATATAGTGAAATTACTGGTTCTGCTTCAGATTTATTTGGATCATCTGTTTCTATAGATGGTAATTATGCTATAATAGGTGCACCTGGTAATAATAAGGTATACATTTATCATTTATTATCGGGTACATGGACACTAAATACATCTTTTACAAAATCACTGGGTGAAGGTTTTGGTACATCTGTAAGTATTAATGGAACCAATATATTAGTAGGTGCACCAAATAAAAGTACAAATACAGGTAGTGTTTACTCGTATATATTATCTAATGGTACATGGTCACAAGGGTCAGAAATAACAGCTACAGGTGGTTCAACGGGTGATTTTTTTGGTATATCTGTTGATATAAGTAACGAAAACGCAGTAATTGGTGCATACGACGGAGACAATCTTACGGAAGACTTAGGAACGAGTTATGTTTTTGTTTTAAATGAATCTAATATATGGACTCAAAAACATAGTTTTAAAGGTGGAACGGATGCATTCGGTTTTGGTTATGATATAGCAATAAGTGGTAACTATATATTTACAGTTACAAATGCAGATATACGTGCAGGTCACACAAATAAATATTTCATATCCAAAATCCCGGTTCGGTATACAAACGGTGTTACCGGTGGTGGTACAGGTATAGTAACATTTACAGTACCTAGTGGTGCGCCGTCAACGTTGTATTATTACTGTGCTAATCATTCCAATATGGGTGGTCAAATAAATCTCAAAAAAATAATTTATAGAAAATCTATAGGTGCACAGATAATAGACTACGCCGATCTCGTTATTGGTGGTCAAACCATTGAACGTATAACAGGTGATTATATATACATGTATGATCAGATACACAACAACAAAGACGATATAGACCAAACACTTTATTTCTTAACGGGACACAATAATTATTATTATAACGTATCTTACGATTGGGATTATAACGTTCTTTTACCTTTCTATTTTTTTAGACACCCGAGTTTAGCTATACCCGTATGTGCACTTACGAAACAGCTCGTCGAGGTACGCATAAAGTTTAAAAAATTGAATGATGTGACTGTAACTTATACAAGAGACACTAATACTATATCAGACCCACCTTCAGACGTTTCTTCATCAATTAAAAAAGTATCACTCGTCACCGATTTCTTTTTTATCACCGAAGACGAAAAGAATTTCCTACTTACACGCCCTATAGAATACGTTATAACACAACTCCAGATGTCTCAATTCAAGTTTAAAGTGGGTGAATCTAAAAAATCTGGTATGCTTAACTTTAAAAATCCCGTCAAAGAAATGTTCTTTTTGGCTGTTAGTGATGACGTATACAAATACGAACCAATAAAACAAGTTACCATGAAATTTAACAATAACATAATCATAGACGCTGATAATTTAATGCTCAGTTACGAACAACCATTAAAGTATTATACAGGGGTAACGGATAATAACTTTGGTGTATATAGTTTCTCATTGAAACCAGAAACATATTACCCAACCGGTCAAGTTAACATGAGTAGAATAGCACACAATTTGATAGATATTGAACTCGATACACCAGACGCGAGTTTCGGACATAAAGTTTACGTATACGCTGTAAACTACAACGTTTTACGTATAAGTAGCGGACTTGGAGGTTTAAAATTTTAGTCAGTTATACTAGTAATGGCTGGACGTGTTCAATTAGAAACATCTGGTCCACAGGACGCTTTTTTTACAGACGACCCCGAATATACATATTTCATAAAGAATTTTCAAAAACATACGAACTTTGCACCATTCTTTGTTGATTTAGATGTTGAAGGTGAAGTAGAATTTGGAAATACTATTCGGTGTACAATACCACAAAACCAAGGTGATCTTCTCAAAACCGTAAGTTTGAAAGTTGAATTGGGTGCTATAGATCAAAGTCTTAAGAGTTCTATAACAAATGGAACTGGTATAGGGTATAATGAATCAATAGGTCACCACATGATTGAACATGTGGAATTATTAATAGGTGGTAAAGTTATTCAAAGACTTACGAGTGATTTTATACACATTTATTCTGAACAATATATAACACAAACAAAGCAACACAACCTAGATAAACTTATTGGTAAACCACCTTTAGAACTTTCTGGATCCGAGGCCATGTCAACTACTTTGGGTCATTATCTCGGTAATGCTACATCCGATACAAAATATTTCATCGATATACCCTTTTATTTTTATAATAACCCTGAACTCGCTATACCACTCTGTGCTATAACAGATCAGGAAATTGAAATTGTTATAAAACTTCGTGACGTTGATCAATGTATTCATGCAACAAGAACCGGAGTTGTTCATGAAAATTACATACATTATACCGGTTTAAAACCTAAAAACTTGATAAAAAGTTTAAAAATAAACGTTGAAATGGTTTCCTTAGACGAAGAAGAAAAACATATGTTATTGGGTAAAAAAATAGATTATATCATTACACAAGTTCAGGAAAGTATAGATCAAATTCCACAGAGTCCTAATATTCAACCCGTTATTGTAAAACATAAACTTAATTTTAAAAATCCAGTAAAAGAATTGTACTTTATAATACAGGAAATTAGAAATAGTGCAATTAGTTCACACTTCGTAACTCCTCTTAATTATGATCACGCGGCTCAGATATTGGATAGTGAATATATAAGCCATGAACATTTACGAAACCTTGAAATTGAATTAGACGGTTCTACTGTTTTAAACAAACAAACCGGCAACGTTATAAATTTACGAGCAGTTCAAAGTGGTATACATCATTCAAGAACACAATTATTCAAGCGATTCTATTCATATAGTTTTGCACTTGAACCGGAAAGGTGGTATCCAACAGGTCAAAGAAATTTTAGTTTAATTAAAGAACAAATATTAACATTAACCCTGAATAGCCAGGAAGATCGTAAAAGAGAACTTAGAGTTTTAGGCCTAAGTTATAATATACTCCGTATAGAAAACGGAATTGCTAAAACACTGTTTAATTTATAATGAATCAACAAGAAAAAGACGCAACCGCAAACTTAATTGAGCAAGTCCAGGACTCTGCTATTAACATTATCCAACCCGTACTCGAAAGAACTATGGTTCTCGCAGCCGAATACGCTACGGCGTGTGGTCGAGATATGGTACTTGGTGAAGATATGGAA